GGCCAGCCTTCATCGTGCATAACCTCACGAGGGCTTCTCCAAAACTCGAACCATAAAGCGTTAACTTTCTCTATCGTATTAATATAGGTACTAGCAATCACTTGAGCACGCTTACCAGTCCTCATATGAGCGCCTTGGCCTACAGCCGATACCTCTCTAGCAGTTCTCCTACTAGACGCATCGAACTCTCCAGCCTGGTTTCTACTAAACCCTAGCGCCTCTCTAGCATCACGTCGGTTATTCTCTGCGTGCAAAACGCTGTCATAGTTCACGCCTCTTGGCACCGTTGCTATCAGGTCTTTAAGAGGGAATGTAGTATCAACTCCCACGCACGCCCCAACGTCGCCGCTCATTATCTTATTAAGAGCAGGTTCGTCTATGACGTTACTGCGGAATAAGAATCTCAATATATCAATGCGCCTCTGCTTCTCTGCCTGCTTACTAATGTCAAACTGCGTCGCCTGTATCTGTCCTAAGTAGAAAGCAGGAGGAGTTGACCAAAAACTCCTGGGATGCTGTGTTAGCGTAGTACACACGAAAGGACAGCCACAGGCCATCTGTATAGCATCGTTATCTTCTCTCAAAAAGCTGTTGTGGTCTCTCGTAACAACAATTATCTTACCAGTCAACCTATCTCTAATCTCCCACATTGCTACAAACTTAGGCGTTCTGTTAGAATCAGCTACGCCCCTCACTTGCGAATGTTGTTTTTGCGCTCCTACGGAGAGATAATTCTCCATATAATCTTTCATGCTTATAGCTGGCATGAGGCTAGTAGTATTCTTATACTTAACATCTGCCTTTATGTGGTCTATGTGTCTAACGATACGATGAGCCATCCAAGGAGCGTCTTCAATATCTATAGTTCCCCAAGGCACGACAAAGTCATGAGGTAAGACAGACCTTACCCACGGCCAGCCAGGTCGCACGTTCGGCGTTTCTATCCTATAACCCTTCTTATCAAACTGCGTAAACGTGAGGCCCATCATATTATTGCTGGGGCCTATATCGTAGTAAGGAGCCCACCCATACTCGCTATCATAACCAATCTTGAGGATGATAGAGCCGTAGAGATATCCACGCAACAGTGATAGGTCTACGTGCTTCTTGAGCTTAAGCTTCTCAACCATTGCGTTTGATATCGATTCGACTATAGGAGCTTTCTCTACCCCCAAACGCTTCTCTGGCTGAACTAAAAACTCAGGGTCGGGCACGGTTAGCATACTCATTAAAGAGTCACCTTGAGAGTAGACTAAATTAGGCCCTATAGCTGTATGTCCGCCAGGGTCGTTTAGATAGTCAGCCTCAATCTGCTTCCACGCACCCTCTCTACCAAACTTCTCTCTGTAGAGGAGAGCGTTGTCAATCTCTTCTATCCAGTCTTGCGGTGATTTTTTACGCTTAGCCATATCAATTCTGTAACGTATAATCTCTCTTAAGCGGTCCAGTCAATCTCATTCTCATATTACCTATATCGTAAGGATACTGGTCTTCCTTAACTGCTCTCGACATTAATTCGTCAATGACAGAAGCACCAGAGAACGGGTCAAAAGATGCTTCCTCTTTTTTCGCCTTCTTATACATATCCATGCACCGAGTCCAAAACTCAATATGCATGGATAATGCGTCTATCAAATCATCGTGTCCACCCGCCTTCTTAGCAGGGTCGAAGCTTAATAACTCACGCTCCAAATCTGTGTGGTCTCTCCTAATATATACCCTACCTGCAGAGAACCACGGCTGTAAGCCCATTATTCTCGACGCTTTGGACGCTCTAGCGTTCTTAACTTCCTCAACGTAGAACATTTCGTTTAACTGCTTCTGCTTCTGCGCGATCCAATATGATAACGTTTTTTGATAAGCTACAGCTTCCACCTTAACTACCGCTGACTTATACGCTCTATAATGGTCGAATATTCTATCTATCAACTCCCCAGGATTAATGCGTTCTCTATTATAGTGAACGACATAGATCTGACCCGTCGATGGATTATACGCTGTTGTTATCACAGCGTTATAGTCACTATCCAACGATTTAGACCTCGCATCAGACGGAGCAGGGTCAACTGACGTACAATACATTAAACTATCGTCTGTCATGTGGTCATAGTACTTGATATAATCACGCTTGAATATCTGCCCGATGCAGCTAATCGGCGAATTAAGATATAGCATATCGAACATGAGCCCCATCGTCCTCTGCAGCTCATCTAACACAGGCCAGTCGAATCTATCCCATATAGGAACGCCTCCCTGTTCTCTACTCGCAGGTATCCCGATAATACCAGGTCTCTCAAGAGCAGAACGCGTCATAACATTATATCCTGGAGAGTGACTCAGTATCCAGCCAATGAGATCTTCAGGAGCCCATCTTGTTCCAACGATTAGTATTTGAGAACGGAGAGGATGAAGTAATAGCGGGTGACACTGCTTATGCCAACCTATCGCCTTCTCAATCTCAGCTCTCGTCGGTTGCTGCATCTCTCCAGTCATAGAATCAAAATCTGGTGCAACTGTATCATCTTGAATTATCAAGTCGTAGTGACGACTGATAACAGTAGTACCAGTTCCTGCGGGCTCGAATGTAGCCTCTGGCTCAGCTAAGGAGCGGTTGAGCGTGACGCCCTCAGTAGACCACTGACAGCGACTATTAGGCAATACTTCTGGAAAGAGAGCTCTCAATAAGTCATTAGTCTCAAAGATGGTTTTGATAGAACTAATTTTCTTCTTCGCATTAGTGATGGTATTCTGTGCGATTAAAATCCTAATATTTGGATTCTGAATGGCTCTCCATATAGGGTAAGCTATAGAAACAATCGTCGACTTAAACCACGTTCTTGGTAGAACTACCATCCCTCTCGTCATCTCCTGATAGTTTTGAAGATCTGAACAAATCGGACGATGTATATCTTTGTCTAACTCAGAGAAGCCTAAGATAGCGCGAGCGAAGAAGTATAAGGAACTCTTACACTTCTCTCTAAGTCTCTGAATTGTATCAGCGTCTACCTCAGCCATTTTTATCTATTAACTTTTCAATGTGCTCAAGCTTGGTAATCATAACTTCTCTCAAAGCTTTAATCTCCCCTTCTATACAATCTTGCCTTGCCTTACAAGTTGACTCTGAGACAAATGATTTTGATAAGTAATATATACCGCCTATGATGAGCGCTGATAGTGATAAGAATGCAGCGATAAGCACACCATTCTCCACGTTTAGTCCTTATCTAACTCAAGAGTTTCTTTTATCAGCTCGCCAAGCTTCGCATCTATATTGACATTTACGACGCGCTTCTCAGTCGACAATACCTTCGGATAACCTCCTCTATCAAGAACGGCCTCTGATGCCTTAAGTGCGACGTTGCTATCAGCATTTTGAACTGTGCCAACGAGCCGCCTAGCCGCAGCAACAGTACCCTCTTTAATAATATTCTCTACTTCATCAACCTCTTCAACGATCTTATCATCAACGATATTATCGAGCTTCTCGCGTCTCATAGCCAATTCGTATTGAAAAGTTGGCGACTTCGTAATGATAGATATCTGTGTCTCACTCATCTCGAGATGATTAGCAATCTGCTTACCCGTCCACCCTCTAAGGCAGAATTCGAGAATCTTAAAATGCCTGTTTGATAATTTCTGAATAGTTACGTTCATATTAATAGAGCAAAAACATATGAGTTGATGGATAGAGTATCATACAAAGGATACAGCCAGAATGATGGTATATTTTCAAGGTAAAAAATAAAAAATTTATTATATATTTACACAACAAAAAATGAACAAGTGATTTTTGCGAGAAAAATTTGTGTGGAGTTCCACTAACGCACACGCTAGGCCCGGTGGGGGTTTTTGTTACCTGTTTAACTAACGCACTTGATTTGTTACCTGTTTATAGTTTTTGTGTTGTTGTGCTGGTCTACAATATAGTCATCTAACATCTTGTCTTGTTACCTGTTTAACTAACCTTGATTCATGCACATAAACTAGCCACTAGTTAGTTAATTAGCTAACAAATTGTGCTTCAATGTGATAGATATCAGCGTTGTTTTTTATCAACATCGTTGTTTTTTGTAAACGTTTCATAACTCGTTTATTGACAACGCGTTATATCATTATGTCAATTTGGGCGTTTATATTAAACAACGCGTCTGTTTATTCATCATATGTTGCCCATTTTATTCGTGTTGTAAGTCGTTGTTATATAACGACTTATGATCATTTTAATAATTTATTATTAATTCGCATTCATTGGCACACGAGTTGCATTGTTTATGTATGTTCTTTGATAACTGAATAAACTAGGTGGTGTTGTTAGGCTATACAAACACGAGAATTGAGGTGTTAATTATGGCTAAAACAACAATCATAAATGAGCGCGAATATACATTGCACGGCGTGAAGGTCGACAATAAATCGGTCGGTCAGGTGCCTGTACCTGTATTTACAACGCTCGAGGACATCGCAGACGCTGTTGATAATCATCGCTGTTCTATTGAGTGGATTATATCATGCTTAAAATACGGCATG